GACTTGTTCGCTGTGGGCAATTGCCGCGTTGAACGCTTCTTGTTCGGCCTGGCGCGCCTTGCTATCCTTTGAACGAGGCCTAAAGCGTGGTTGCTCAAAGTACCAACGGCAGCGCCCGTCAGCGCGGATGGCCTCATCAAACTTGCTAAAAAAAAATCTATGTCCAAAGCGGTACCAGCGTCAACGCCGTTCCCGCCGTGAATATCGGCGAAGTATTCGGTCCTGGCATTTATGAAGTTTTCAACATCGCTTTCCCCGTATGGCAACCGTTCGCCGTCTTTCAATGCCAGCACGGATAACAGGTTAAGGTAGTACGTGTATAGCCCTGACCCGTCCGGGTCTTGCGTCGTCTCAACCATGCGCTTTGCAATGCGCCGGATTTCGTAGGCTTCAATCATTTGCCCGGTATCCATCGCCGGCAATAACGGTAGGGCTGAAAGCGTTTGGACGCCGATAATCGGCACAGTGTACCGCTCCCCTTTGTAGTCGAAATAACAATCCTGCGGCGTCCGTATGCGGGCCTGAAATGTCCCTACCAAGTTGGCTATCCACACATATAGCGATTGCAGCCCGCCGGATGGAATGTCGTCCGTGTTTCCGTAGTGGGCATCTAATACGCTATTCAGCGGAACGCCGAAAAATTCACCGACACACTTTGCCAGCACACGCGCTACGTTGACCTCTCCGGCCTCTAATTTCTCTTTGTCGTGTAGTGGCTCCTCCGCTTTGATAAAATCAATGTAGCGGTTTAGTGGAACTTCATACAACGAACGGTACATCGGCAGTTCTGCGATGATTGTACCGTCCGGTTTCTTTAGCTTGATTTTGTCGCGTACGTCGGTCATTAATCGCAGTTTCCGTTGTGAATAAATCCAGGGGAATTTTCAAACTCAAACATATCTTCTACCTTCCCGTTTAACAAAACAGGTATCCATCCCTCCTGCGTTTCGTCGATGCGCGACCAATCAAATGCAATTTTCCATCGCCAACTCTTTGTTTCCTCTTTCGCGTAATTATCAAAATCGGTAGCAAGTGTCTTTCTGTCCTCTGCGCATTCGGGCATATCCAAATATGAACAGCCGTACTTGCACGTATCAAATGACGATGCGAAGCGCCCAACGTTTATAACAAAACCCTCTGCTTCGGGGTGTGTACATCTAAGGCCGCCACATTGGGCAGTGTAGAAAACGCCCGTCTTTTCCAAAACAATTAATGCGGTTTGGTCTTCGCCAACCACATATTCAATGTCAATTACTTTCCTCATTTGCGCTTTTGTTTCAACATTGCCGCCTTTTGTGCGCCGCTGTCGGGCATCTCGTCCTCTGTTACCCCCAGGCCAATAAGCGCCGCCGTGATCCGGCCTTCGCCGAACATTTCCAAGATCGCGCGTGGCTTCATAACCGTGATAGTTTCGAGGTCGCTATCTGAAATTGGGGTGTCATCCCCCGCAACATGACTTAGCCCTTTTGGCTTTTCGCGCCGTTGCCGGGGCGCTTGGGATTCTTGCACTTCTTCCAGGGGTAGCAACACCTCCACGGCGTTGGGCTTTGGGGCTAACTTCTCCCCCGCTTTGGCTTCGGGGGATTTAGGGTGTACAAATCTCTTTAGGCTACTTTCCGTTACCGGCGCGGGTGTCGGCTGTTTAGATGCAATGTTTTTAGCGCGGCGCTTTTCATTGGCGGCGTTGACGCCTGCCGTTGCCCAATGCCTTTGCATCCACACGGCCAATTCACGCGCTAATGGATGATTCGGCCCGCCGCTCAATCCGATTGCATAGTCATAGACCTGTGCAATGTGTTCGAGGGCTTCTTCTTTTGTTGGTGCCATTAATCTTGTATTTTTGAAATCAGGTCTTTTATTTCCTGATCTTGTGAAAGTTTCTTCATTGATTGGCAAAACATATTTGCCACAAAGGAAGGAAAGAATAGGGCAAACACAGACATAATCAAAAGAAACAATCCCGTCCTAATTAGGTCGAAAAATAAGCCTATTCGCTGCATCTTATCTGTTTTACCCGGCCCGCATTTGACGGGCGCGGCGTTGTTTGTATGGTAATAAGTCGAAATATTCACGCATCGAAATAATATCAGCATACCCAGGCGACCGCTTAATGTTCGCTATAATATCCTCCTTCGGAATAATTAGCATCGGCGCACCCTCTTTAGTATCCGCTTTTCGTATCGCCAACATTTCCTCTGTAACTTTCTCTTGCAAATGTAGGCTTTTTGTGTCGAAAAACATGCCACAATCCTCAACACGCCTACCGCTTCGGAAAAAGCATTGCGCCCGAAGGTTTGCGTACTGTGGTTTGCGGTTTGCGGCCTTTTGCTCCGGCGTCTTATTCGGTTCCGTGTCAACGGCGGCAGATGCGCCCACAAACGGAATTGCTCCTGCCAAATCGCCTTTCAGGTGTTCGCCCGATCCTGTCGCATCAAAGCAGATTCGCCGCGCTGGTACGCCGTGCATGTGGGCCGTTTTCCTGATTATCGAAGTCACATCAGTCGAAGCCGTTTTTTTGTACTCCGACACATCAAACAAAACCCAATCATCCCAAACACCAATTACAAAATCGTCTGCCCCGCCATACGCCGGGTCAGCCGTTATGTACTTAACCCCGGTGCGCGGTATGAAAGAATTGCTGAAAATATCCTGAACGGAACCGTAATTGTAGATTAGATTTTTCTGGTTATCAAAGTCCCAATCCCCCTTAATAAACCTGTCGTACATTTCAGGCTCCATGTCCGACCAAGCGGCCCACTGATCCGCTGTGACAAACGGATTATCAGACGGTAGGGCGCTCATAAAAAACATATTGCCCGGCAATGTGCCGTTTCTCCACGGTTCGTAAAATATGCGCCGTGACCATGTGTAGGTAGGGTTGACGGTAAGGAATATGAGGCCCGGCGGCATGGGGTCAATGTACCATGACCCGGTACGCTCTTTTGCTTTTTCCCACATCAACGGGCTTAGTTCCTCTGCCTGTTCAAGAAATATACCGTTTGTTTCCAGCCCTAAGAACGCCTTTAGTTCCGGGTCGCGGGTGATACTTTCAGGCATCATATAAATGCGGCTACCGTTCACATACTCATAATAATAATCCCCGCCGTCACGGTGCGCAGTCCAACCGTTTTCAGGTAAAAACTTTTCGATGGATGGGATTGTGGTTTTCTTTAGCGACGGCAATGTGTCCCGGATGGTATGCCAACGGGAATTAGGGTATTTGTGGGAAAGAAGTATGAGAAGGAAAAGGGTTACCGACGTTTTGCCACCGCGAACGGCCCCGCCGTAACCAAAGAACCTGTATTCGTTTAACCCGGAACATGCAGACATTACAGCGTTAAAATACTCCCCCTGTCGCTTATTGCGTGACAGGTCTATTTTTTCGTGTATGACTACGCTCATAAGTCAATGACGGTGCCGTCTGGAAGGGTATAGCGGGAAACAGTTAATTCTCCCTTTATTGATAAGTCTGTTGATTGCTTAGACTTCCCATGCGCCCGGTCTAACATCTCACGCAGTATTTCCAGCGACTTTTTGCCCAATAACTCCTTTGCCGCCAACCGGACAACCATCGGCATGTCGTTTGTCTCATCTTCGACTTTGCCGGAAATATCCTTTACGTCGAGTAGGTGCAATGCAAGCACATACTGAAACGCCTCTTTCACTGCTTCGGGCGTTGCCTGTTCAATTCCGCGCTCTTTCCATTCCTTTGCAAGTTGGGAGAATACACGGGCTTTACGGCCCCTGTTGGGGGGTTGGTTGGTGCTGGAAAACGTGTTGCCGTCTGCGCCTGTTATGTTCTTATTACCTCCTGGCATCTCGTAGTTTGCTCGTAGTTTTCAGTATTTTATTTTGATCAACCATTGTAGCCAAATTTGGTGCCCAATTTGCGCCATCATTGCCGGCGGAACGGACATACCAATTAGGTACTTTGGTTCAATGCTTTTGAAATTGTAGTCAAGGGGGTATGTGCCGATTTGGCAAAACTCATCGTCATTTATAATCCTGCATCCGTTTTCGTGGTAATAGTGTGTATTGCTTACAACTGTCCTAAAAACAGAATCAGACCTAATTAAGTACGTCGTAAAATTCCCAACCCTTCCTTGCGTCCTCATTAATATTTCTGCAAAATCCTCCCTGTGCAATCTTTTTTTAAACAATTCATTTAGTTTGCACTCTTCCCCATTATTGATAATTCTAATCGGCAACGATGTTTCAATCTCCCCAAACTTCACCGCCTTCTCATCAAACCTCAAAACCAATTCCGGCAGTTTAATATCATTCCTTAGCCCGATAAAAAACACCCGCTCCCGCTTTTGTGGAACTCCCATACTGGCAGCGTTCAACAAAAATACTTGCACCCGGTATCCGGCGGCTTGCATCCTTGCAACAATCTGCTTTGAGTAATATTTGGCGTTCCCCTGAATTATACCTTTTACATTTTCCAAAAGGCAAACTTTCGGTTTCAACTTCGCAATAGTGTCAACGTAAACAAACACCAGATCGTCGAGGGTCTGTTTTGCCTGACCTTCGCGGAATACCTTTTTTTTGCCCCATGCACCCTCCCGGCTTCCGGCCATGCTAAACGTGGAGCAGGGCGGTGAGCCATCCAATAAATCCAGGTCGTAAAGTTCCGGCGGCAAATCCTGCCTTTGATTAAACAGCCGTATATCTTCGACGTACAAATGTTTTGGCTTGTGGTTTTCCCGGTAAACGTCGGCAACTTTCGGATCAATTTCAACGCCGCCCAAATGGTCATACCCGGCCAATTTGTAACCCATCGTTGACCCTCCGCCACAAATGAAAGTGCCAAACACTTTGCAGGCGTTTGGCTCAATTCCTTTTGCCGGGTATCCATCCGACAAATTCCACTTATACGGGAACTTGTGTTCTTGCATTTTCGAGCAGGGTTAAAAGTGCCGCTTCCGGCGTTTCGGCGATTTCTTCCAAAGCGGCCTTTACTTCAAAGTATTGTTCCGGCTGAAATTTGAAACTCAACACCATTACGTCGGTCATTGCATCCGTGTCGATCTCTTTGTTTTTTTCGCTGTAATCCGGCGTATCGAACCCCGGCACATCCACCCCCCAATCGGCCAACTCATCCGCATCCCATTGGTTTGCCAGCATATCCCAATCATGCTCGCCCATCTCTACATTATCAGCAATGATAAAGCGCCGGATTTCGTCGTCTGTCATATCCGAACCGTCAACGATCCAGTTTTCCGGCACAGCCTGTTTTTCGCGCAATATCTCCCAACGGGCAAAGGTTTCGGTATCTCCGTTTAGTAGGGCTGTTAGTTCGGATTCTGGCATTTTCAAAATATCCAGGATTGCCCGCCAACGCTGATTACCCCCCAGGATCATTTTTGTGCCATCAACTACAATGCCGCGCTTATCCAACATCTTCGGAAACTGTGCAACCGACCGCACCAATACGCGGTACTTTTCATCCCGGATGATTCGCGGGTTTGCCGGGTTAAGGCGTATTTCAGATGTTTTCCTAAATTTCGTCACGGTCTGCCGGGTTCCCGTATGTTTTGTTAATTGCGTTATACTCAAAAAACCGCTCCTTAAAATCGGCTTCGCTCGTTACAATGAATGGCGGCGCATTAGTTGACCCGCCTACCTTTGTCAGATTAATCAGGTCGGTATCGCTGGCAAGTGGAATGCCCGCCGGATTGTTTCCGCTCTTTGCCCTATATGAAACATAATACTTCCCGTTTGTTTCAGTGGATCGGTAAAGCGTTTCGGGCGCTTTCTTGGTTGGTTGTGCCATGTGTTATTTTTTAAAACGCATGCCGTACTTCGCCACAAAACCGGCGCAAAGCAGGGCGAACATTACTATGATGACGATTCCGGTTGTGGTACTCATACGGCAAAAACCGGGCCTACTAATACCCGGCGCTACAAATGTACGAATTTTACCGGAAAATATAAAACATGGAAAAATGGTATTGGTGTGATGTGCACTACGCCTGTTTTGGCTTTTCTATTCTTGACGGCGTGATAAATGACGCTGCCCCGATATTTTCATGGGCAAAAGGCAAGCCTGCCGAATCGGTAAAAAAGTGGCTTATCAAAAAGCGGGCTGTTGTGGTGGAGTTGAAATAAAAAAACCGCACAACTTTTAGGCTGTGCGGCTTTTTTATTGTTTGCGCTCTTGTCTACATATTCACCGCTGCCTCCATTGCCAAATACGTCTCATTGCTAATTTCGTATTCAGAAGTAATGTAAAATTCTCCGTTAAAAATAAAGGCTTCGGTAACTTTATATTCAGCAACGATTTTCGGGAAGTTGGCGGCGATGATGTCAAGAACGTTTTTCATTTTTTATCTTTTTAGTACTTCGTTATTTGATGATACAAAGATAAGGCAAACTTAACACGGTGTCAAGTATTTGGGCAATTATTTTTAAATTATTTTTCACGTCCACAAAAAATGGTATAGGCTGCCTGCCAACCAACGGACAAAGCCACGCGCCCGGATAACTGGCGGCTCAAAATAGATTCATTTAGGGCTGCAAAACCGGCAGCATCGTTAAACGCTACAATAAACGCGCGGCGGGTTGGGTAGTGGGCTGCTATTTGCTCTTTTAAATATTCGGTGGTCATGGTATCTTGTTTTGTTTTTTAAACCTGTCTCATCAGTGCCGGTAGGTCATTCCCGACATACGCCTTTCGGCGTTTCGACTTAGTTTAAAATCTGGTACGCTATCTTTTCTGTAAATACCCCTTTAACAAGGTAATTCCACGGCTGAGAGATAAATTTTTCTTCGTGTCCAACTTTAATTTTTCCCCAAAACTCTACTTGGTCTTCCGTTACAACCTCAACAATAATAACGGTATGATTATAAGGGTAGTTTGCAGTTTCTTCGTGTGCAAAGATTGATGCTCCCGGTATTGCGTTTTCGATGTTTTTGATTTGCTCTTTCATTTTGTTTATTTTTTATCTTCGTTATTTGATGACACAAAGATAAGACGAACTTAACACCGTGTCAAGTATTTGGGCATTTATTTTTGCATTATTTTTCAAACAGTCACAAACCCGACATTTCAGGCATAAAAAAACCGCCCCGGCATTTCGTCGGTAGCGGCCCCTTTAAAATGGTAAGATTTTCTTAAAACCCGGCGCGCTTTCCCATCCTTGCCTGGTTGCTATTCGCGCCGGGAACAAAACGAAATGCGGTGCAAAGATAACTGATGTTTCCCGATAACCGCCTATGCGGCGGCAACGTGAAACTTTGAGTTACACACAATTAGAAGATAAAAAAATATGCTCACCAACTGCCGGATGAACACAGTTTCTAAGGATTTGGACGGGGCAATGGTTTTTGCCGTAGTAGATATTTTCTTCGTAGAAAATGCCCAACCACTCCATCATAGCCTTCTTGCCTGCCAAATTTGATTTTTGAATAAACCCTTTTGGCTGTGGCACATCAAGGGCCATAAATTCAAAGTTGCTCCAAAAGATGTGCCTGCCATTTGTTTGCGTCGGGCTTATGAGTGGCGCGTAATATGGGCGAACATTCTCAACTACCCATTTGCCTTTAAAGAAGTTTTGTAGTAAAATTATCTGCTGGTAAAGGCTCATGTCTGGGTATCTGGCAACATCGTTTCGCGTCGCCTTCATCATCTTAGAATGTGTCTGACAAGGCGGGCTGCTCCAAATAAAATCGAACTCCCTGAAATGCTTTTGCAGGTATTCGTGAGCATCGCCAACAATGACCGCATCACATGGAAAGTTTCGGGCGTAAACGGCGGCAATACGCGGGTCAAGTTCGACCGCCGTAACATGGCAGTCTTTCCAGTTTTTTCGATTACCACCCAATCCAGCATATAGGTTCAGTACCTTTTTCATGTTCAAAAATTATGTGTGTAACCCCGCATCCCCGACAACGCCGCCTAAACGTTGCGCATCGGGGACGCATCAGTTATTTTTGCCATATCTACCTTTGCTCTGACGGCCAAACATATTCGCGTTTCCCGTTGCCTTGCGTTTGCGCTGGCATTTGCATTGCTTCCCGCTTATCGGCTTCTCGGAGCGTCACAATATTGGTACGCATATCGTTCAAAATCGTTTCCAGATTGCGGTTCAGGTTTTTCAGCCGTTGCCAAATCTCAAATAGTTCCGGGTTTTTCCCGGCAATGTATCGGTCGGTCATGGTGGATGACCCCTTAATGACTTTCAGGGCTTCGGAGTTGATCCCACTTTCCATCGCCCGCATATAGGCGATACTGTATTCGCCTTCTGCCCTGGCGCTTTCTGTGCCGATATGCACCAACCATCCGTGAACGTCGCCAAACCACGTATGAAGGTCATCCATTGCCGTCATCGCCGGGCAGGACTTAACGAGGTCGTCAACGAATTGGCAGGTTTGCTTCCAAATTACGATCTGTGTTTGTTGTTCGGGCGTCATGGCGCGGGGTTGTATCGGATTTGTGGAACCTTAGCGGCCTTAAACCGGCCTTCTAACAAGGCTTTACGCTGACAAATAAGCGCCAACTTTGCCGCGTCGCGTTGATCCTGATTAGTAGCGCCCGGCGGCAACAAAATGCCTTCTTGCTTCATTATGCCGAAAAACACGCTGGCGTCCGTGATCTTAACCCCCTTCTCTTTCGGTGATACCTGGAACACATTTCGCGCCCCGTATTGCAGAACAGCCGAACGATAGGCAAGTTCGCTTACCGCCTGGTTGCACCCGACGTTCCGACCTTTGCGGGCAATTTCTGCCTTTGTGCCGGTCATATCGAAAGACTTGTTTTGCAGATTAGAGTTCTCCACACAAATAAAGCAGGACGGTGGAGCGTCGGCAGACCTTAGGAAGTCGTGCCAGGAAAGCAGGTCAAACGACATAAACCGGATCGTTTTATCTTCCATATCCAGTATTGCGGCCCAAAAGCCGCCTGAGCGGAAAGCGGGGTCGCAGCCTATGTAAATTGGTCGTGGTGTGGTCATTGCTCAATGGGTTTAAACGGGAACACGCACCCCCGGCAATATAATTCGCCATCCTCGAAAATGTCGAACGGGGCAAAGGGTATGTTTGCGACAACTAACCATGTGGCAACCGGCTTTTTTGGCCACCAACTTGCCGACACCTCAATCCGGCCCGGCTTGCTTTCCTCTTTCAAATTGCCTTTTTTGCTCAAATAAACTACCGTTCCATGCCATGCGCCCGCCTCATCATAAACCGTCCCCCGAAACTCGAGCAGGTCGTCGGACGCGCCAAAGGCGATGCAAAGCCCGTTTTCTTTTGCCAGGCGCTCAATTTCCGGCGTAGTTTCGTCGCCGTATTGGCGACCGTTGAGCATTTCGGCTAATTGTT